AAAATACATAACTACGCCTAGCGTACCAAAGTAATTTTTAAATTGCTGATTAAAAAACATCTCTTAGAGAGATAGAACAAGTATGGACAACGACAACTTAGATATAAGAGTAGAGTTAGAAGGTATTAAAAAAGACCTTGAAAACGTTAGCAGCATCAATAACCGTTTAGATATGGCTATTGAGAAACTTGCTGACGTGTCATCTTGTATTAAGTCTATGTTGGCCGTACACGAAGAAAAAATTGAAAGACAAGAAAAAACAGACGAAATTATATTTGAAAAGATAAAAGATAGAGCTGAAGAAATCGACAGTGTCTATAGAGAATTACAAAGAGAAATTAGTCAAGTTGAAAGACGTTTACTCATAGAGATAAAAGCATTACGAAATGATATAGGCAGTAGAGTTAGTATGCTTGAAAAGGCCAGATGGATATTATTAGGTGCTGCCATTGTAATAGTATTTCTAATAACAAAAGACTTCAATAAACTATTAAGCCTATTTAATTAGGTTGACAAATCAGACAAAATGTAGTATATTAATACTGTGTTATGTCATCTTATATTGATTTAAAATTTATTAATTTATTATCGTCTAGGTTGAGTAAGTTCAAAAGAAAAAACGACCACTTATTTAATTTTAGATGTCCTCATTGTGGTGATTCACAGAAGAATAAAACAAAAGCAAGAGCCTATCTTTATAGAGTTAAGAACGATATGTTCTTTAAATGCCATAATTGTGGTATGGGTCAAAATCTGGCCAACTTTATTAAGTTTATAGACCCTAAACTATATAGTGAATTTATATTAGAGAGATATAAAGGATCAGCACCAGCAACACCAGAACCAAAATTTGATTTTAAACCACCAGTGTTTAAAGAAGTTAGTGTTATAGAAGAATTACCTACTATATCAGAATTGCCAGATAAACATCCTGCTAAGAAGTATATTATCAAAAGAAAAATACCAGATAAGTTTTTTGATATACTTTATTATACAGATCAATTTATGTCTTTGGTTAATAAAATTAAACCAAATACATTTAATAATTTTAAAGGTGAACATCCAAGATTAATAATACCTTTCTATGATACAACAGGTAATTTATTTACATTTCAAGGTAGAGCATTTGGTAATGAACAACCAAAATATTTAACAATTAAGCTTGACGAAACTAAACAAAAGGTATATGGTTTAGAAAGAGTTAATTTTCAAAAGCATATATACATAACAGAAGGCCCAATTGATAGTTTGTTTATAGATAATTGTTTAGCGGCAGCAGGTGCTGATTTAACTTTAAAAACAAATCCTGATAATGTAACTTATATTTTTGATAATGAACCTAGAAATAAAGAGATTGTAAAACGTATGTATAAAATAATTGATAATAATTATAATGTTTTTATATGGCCAGAATCTATACAATCAAAAGATATAAACGATTTAATTACTTCAGGTAAATTAATTCCAGAGGTTAAAAGTATTATAAGTAATAACACATACAATAAGTTATCAGCATTAACTCGATTAAACACTTGGAAGAAATGTAATATATGACAACTGAAAAAATATTAGTTCAGAAAAGAAATTCCAGAGAAAAAGAACCTCTTAATATTGAAAAGATACACCAGATGGTGGAGTTTGCTTGTGAAGATATATCAGGTGTGTCAGCATCACAAGTTGAAATGAAAAGTGGTTTACAATTTTTTGATGGTATATCTACAGATCAAATACAACAAATTCTTATTAAGTCGGCTTCAGATTTAATTTCATTAGAAACACCTAATTATCAATATGTTGCTGCTAGATTATTATTATTCAGTTTAAGAAAAAGTATTTTTAGAAAACTTTGGGACCATCCACACTTATACGATCACACAAAAAAATGTGTAGATAAAAAAGTTTACGATCCAGAAATTTTAAAATTATACGACAAGTCAGAATTTGATCGTATGAATATGTGGATAGACCACACAAGAGATTACAATTTTACATACGCTGGGTTAAGACAAGTGATAGACAAATACCTAGTACAAGATAGAAGTTCAGGTGAAATTTATGAAACACCTCAGTTTATGTATATGCTTATATCAGCAACGATATTTGCAAAATACTCAAAAGAAAAAAGGATGACTTATGTTAAAAAGTATTATGATGCTATTTCGAGGTTTAAAATTAATATTCCAACTCCTGTTATGGCTGGCGTTAGGACTCCTGTTAAGCAGTATGCTAGTTGTGTTCTCGTTGATATTGATGATACTCTTCCTAGTATTTTTAGTGGTGATATGGCTATTGGCCGTTATATATCACAACGTGCCGGCATCGGTATTAACGCTGGTCGTATAAGAGGAATCAATTCACGTATACGAGGTGGAGAAGTTCAACATACTGGTGTTATTCCATTTCTTAAAAAGTTTGAGGCAACAGTTAAATGTTGTACACAAAATGGTGTAAGAGGTGGTAGTGCAACAGTTCACTTTCCTATTTGGCACCAAGAAATATCTGATATATTAGTTTTAAAAAACAATAAAGGTTCAGAAGATAATAGAGTAAGAAAATTAGATTACTCAATACAACTATCTAAATTATTTTATCAAAGATTTATTAATGATGAACAAATAACTTTATTTTCACCACACGAAGTACCAGATTTATATGAAGCTTGGGGTACTCCTAAATTTGATAAACTGTATGAAGAATATGAAAAGAAAACATCTATCAAAAAGAAAAAAATATCAGCACAAGAATTAATACAAAGTGTTTTAAAAGAAAGAGCCGAAACAGGCCGTATCTATATTATGAATATAGATCATTGTAATACACACTCATCATTTAAAGATACAATTACTATGTCTAACCTTTGCCAAGAGATTACATTACCTACTAAACCAATTCAACATATAGATGGTGATGGAGAAATAGCATTATGTATATTATCGGCGATCAATTTAGGTATATTAAAAGATTTAGATGAATTAGAATTACTGTGTGATCTATCAGTAAGATCGTTAGATGAAATTATAGATCACCAAGAATATCCAGTTAGAGCAGCAGAAATATCAACTAAGGCTAGAAGAAGTTTAGGTATAGGTTATATTGGTCTAGCACATTATCTAGCAAGAGAAAAAGTAATGTACCACGAGAAGGCAGCTTGGAAATTAGTAGATGAATTAACAGAAGCATTCCAATACTATCTTTTAAAAGCAAGTAACGAATTAGCAAAAGAAAAAGGTAAGTGTGAGTACTTTAATCGTACAAAATATTCTGATGGTATCTTACCAATTGATACCTATAAAAAAGAGGTAGACGAAATAGTTACCAGAAAACTATCATTTAATTGGGAGAAATTGAGGAAGGATATTGTTGAGACCGGCCTCCGACATAGCACACTCTCGGCTCAAATGCCATCAGAATCTTCAAGCGTTGTATCTAATGAAACAAATGGTATAGAACCACCTAGAGATTACTTGTCTATAAAGAAATCTAAAAAAGGGCCATTAAAACAAGTGGTGCCTAATTATAATCAATTGAAGAATTTTTACACCTTACTTTGGGATATGAAATCAAATGAAGGATATATAAATGTAGTAGCAGTAATGCAAAAGTATTTTGACCAAGCAATAAGTGGTAATTGGTCTTATAATCCAGAAAATTATGATAGTGGCCAGACGCCATTATCAGAAATGATAAACGACCTATTGACCACCTATAAGTATGGTTGGAAGACGTCCTATTATCAAAATACATATGATGGTAAGAGAGATGAAGATGAACCGGCACATCCAGTAGGTTTTAAAGATAACGTGCCAGAAACAACACCAACAATTGATGATGACGATTGTGAGTCTTGTAAAATATAATGGAGAAAAATGAGTAGATCAGTATTTAATAAATCAAAAGGTTTAGATTTTACTAAAGCAAGTATGTTCTTTGGTGAAGATTTAGCCGTTCAAAGATATGATACGTTTAAGTATCCTATTTTTGATAAGTTAACACAGCAACAATTAGGTTTCTTTTGGAGACCAGAAGAAGTATCATTACAAAAAGATCGTAACGATTACTTAGATTTAAGACCAGAACAAAAAAATATATTTACATCTAATTTAAAATACCAAACAATGTTAGATAGCGTACAAGGACGTGGACCTTGTTTGGCATTTTTACCGTTTTGTTCTTTACCTGAATTAGAAGGTTGTATTGTAACTTGGGATTTTATGGAAACAATACACAGTAGATCATACACTTACATTATTAAAAATCTTTATGCTAATCCTGGAGAAATCTTTGATACAATTATTGAAGATAAGAAGATAGAAGAAAGAGCTGAGTCTGTAACAAAATCTTATGATGACCTTATTGAAATGGGTTACAAGTATCAATTAACACCAGATAAAGTTGATATGTATGAATTGAAGAAAAGATTATGGAAGGCTTTAATAACAGTAAACATATTAGAAGGACTAAGATTCTATGTATCGTTTGCTTGTAGTTTTGCTTTTGGTGAATTAAAACTATTAGAAGGTTCAGCAAAGATTATATCTTTCATTGCTAGAGATGAAAGTCAACATCTAGCAGTATCACAAAGAATAATTAATAACTATAAAGATGTAGAGAACGATAAGATGATGTTAAAGATTATTAAAGATACCGAAAAAGAAGTTTATAAAATGTATGATGATGCTGTAGCTTCAGAAAAACAGTGGGCAACTTATTTGTTTTCACAAGGTTCAATGATAGGACTATCAGAAAAACTTTTACACCAATTTGTAGAGTATATGGCCAATAGACGAATGAAGGCTATAGGATTAGATCCTATATATGATACAAAGATAAATCCATTACCTTGGGTAGATCATTGGTTGAATAGTAAAGGTCAACAAAATGCTCCACAAGAAACAGAAATAGAAAGTTATGTTATTGGTGGAATTAAACAAGATGTAACTAAAGATCAATTTAAAAAGTTTAAACTATAATGATTACTAAACAAACAAAAACTTGTCCTTCCTGTCAAACTAAATATGTAATAGCGTGGAACAACGAGATACACGAAATGAATCCGATTACGTGTCCATTTTGTAGTCACGAGATAGATGAGGAAGCAAGTGAAACAGACAACGATAGTTGGGATTGATTTTAGTTTAAACTCACCGGCCATTTGTGTCAGTGATGTTAGTCTTAAATTTGAAGATTGTAAATTCTTTTACTTAACAAGTAAGAAGAAACATATAGGTAATATGATGAAGAATATATTAGGTACTGAACATATTGAATATAAAAATCCTATAGAAAGATTTGCTAACCTATCTACTTGGGCATTATCTATCATAAACAAACTAACAAAGCCTAAAATTTTCATTGAAGGCTATTCTTATGGTAGTAAAGGTCAAGCCGTATTTCAAATAGCAGAAAACGGTGGCATATTAAAGTATAGATTAAGTCAATACGATTATAGAATATTAGTACCAAGTGTAATTAAAAAGTTTGCTACAGGTAAAGGTAACGCTGATAAACAAATGATGTATGAACAGTTTACAAAAGATACCAATACAAATCTTATGAAAGCCTTTGATATACCTACACTTAACAATCCGATTACAGATATAGTAGATGCTTACTATATAGCTAAAAAAGGGTATTTTGAAAGTAGAATATGTGGAACTTAAATGAAAACATTAAAAGCTAAAAATCATTTATCTGAAATAAAAATACCAATACAATTATTTGATGTACAATCTTTAATTACTATACCACCAGATAATTGGTTGGAAAATAGAGTTAAAGAGTTTGGATATTTTGATAGTTTTGAAAAAGCAGGTATGTTATATCCAATAGTTGTAACTGATGAAACTGAACAGTGGGTAATAGACAGAATATTACCAAAAAATCCACAACATAAAGATACTGATAATAAACTTAAAAAAGGTTTATATGTACACTTAGGCAATAAACGTGCTTTATGGGCTAAAGAAAAAGGTTATGAAAAAATAGAAGGATATTTTATTAAAGAAAGAAAAGATAAAGAACTAATAAAATCATTAACACATATTAAACATACAAGGATTCCTAAATGATTGCTTTAGTTACAGGTTCACAAGGTTTGGTTGGTTCTGAATCAGTTAAGTTTTTAATCAATAAAGGATTAGATGTAATTGGTATCGATAATGATAGCAGAAAATATTTTTTTGGTAAAGAGGCCAGTACAGAAAACGTTAAGAAAGAATTACTAAAGTTTCAACACCGATACAAACATAAAAGTGTAGATATTAGATCATATTCTGGTTTAGAAAAAATATTTAAAGAATATGGCAAAGATATAGTTTTAATTATTCACGCCGCTGCTCAACCATCACACGATTGGGCTATTAAAGAACCTCATACAGATTTTAATATCAATGCTGTAGGTACTTTAAATTTATTAGAACTTACAAAGATATATTCTAATCAATCAGTCTTTATTCAAGTATCTACAAATAAAGTTTATGGTGATACACCAAACAGATTGCCTTTAAAAGAAAAAGAAACAAGATATGAAATAGATACTTCACACGAATATTATTATGGTATAGATGAAACAATGTCTATAGACAACTCAACACATAGTTTATTCGGAGTATCTAAATGTGCTGGTGATTTATTAGCACAAGAGTATGGTAGAAACATAGGATTAAAAACAGGTATCTTTAGAGCTGGTTGTATAACAGGCCCAAATCACGCTGGTGCCGAATTGCACGGTTTTTTAAATTACTTAGCTAAAGCAAATATAGAAAAGATACCATATACAATATATGGTTACAAAGGTAAACAAGTTAGAGACAATATACACAGTTATGATTTAGTAAATTGTTTTTGGCATTTCTATGAACTACCTAAGAACGGTGAAGTATATAATATAGGTGGTGGAAGAGACAACAGTTGTTCTATCTTAGAGGCAATAAAAATTATAGAAGATTATACTAAAGTACAAATGAATTATACTGTAAAAGAACAGAATAGAATAGGCGATCATCAATGGTATATTTCTAATGTAGGTAAATTATATACTCATTTTGATTGGGAAATAAAATATACACTAAAAGAAACCATAAGAGAAATAGTAGGTAGATATAAATGATTTCATTAATTTGTCCAACCAGAGGCCGTGTAGAAAATGTAAGAAGAATGATAAATGACTTTCGTAATACACAAATCAATCAAAATGAATTGTGGTTTTATATACAAGATGACGATACTTCAAAAGATGATTATATAAAATTATTTAAAGAAGTTAATCACAAAGAATATATGGTTGATAGATTTACCTTTACAGGACATATGTGGACTATATTAGCTGGCAAATGCAAAGGCGATATAATAATGTTAATGGGAGATGATGCTGGTATAGTTACTAAAGGTTGGGACATTAAAATGGAAGAGGCCGCTAAACAATATAATAAAGACAATATATTTTTTATGGGTGTGAAAGATGAAAGAGGTAGGCATCCTTTTCCAGCTATGAGTAGAACGGTATTTAATCTCTTAGGTTTCTTTTATGCTCCTCAATTTTTACACAGATACGGAGATACATACTTAGTAAAATTAGGACAAGAAATAGGAAGATTTATTGTTGTAGATGTATTGTTTAAACATCCTAAAGCTCAATATGCTGAAGATACTACTGGTAAAAAATCAAGGCAGTGGATTTGG